CTGACAGTCTGGATCGGCATGAAACGGGGTGTTTCGCCAGCCGGTGTTTACTTCCGCGCAACCCATGCAGGTTCTTAATAACGCTCGGAGTACGGTCTGGTAGAAAAAGAAAAAGCCGTTAAGGATGCACCCTGGTGGAAGACCCCTTCAGGAGAAAAGGGGCAGGGCACATTCCTAACGGCTTACATCTGCTTCCACACAGACAAACTAATCTTATCAGATCTCCACAACCTTGCAAGTCCACCCTTCTTTCAATTTACCCCATCCGTGAACTTCTATCTTCCATCCTGCTCTCAAGATAGCCGGTAAGTGCTCACTCTCTGCGATCTTCTTCACTCTGGCTGAGACATTACCTCTTGAGGTCGTTTGAACTAAAAGCGTCTCTTCGTCCTTGAGACAAAGTATGTCGCCTATGCCAAACAAGTCCTGCCTGATCCTGGCCCACGGGTTCCAGTGCTCGACGATCTGACATAAGTAACCACGCTCACGAAGCGCAGCTAAAGATCTCTGAGTAGGACTTACCGACGAACGGCGTTTCTTTTTGGTATCAGCGGCAGAAATTGTCGTCACGATGACAGTCTTTAGTAGTTGATAAGCCTAAGATTACTCCATCACAACAAGGAGCCAACATGAAGATCGTACTTACACAAGAGCAGCTAGAAAAAATCCTCAAGGAATACTTCGACAACGATTACAACATCAAGATTAACGAGATTGTATTTGCAGCTAACGTAGAACAGTTCTGCACCATCTACACAAGGGAACTCCAATGAGCGTTGACTACGACTGGTGGCTAGACAGAGAACTTTACAGATACGACAAAGAGAGGGAACAAGATGACTATCAACAACAGTTGGAACAACAGGAATACGAACTTGACCAAGTACAAGATAACGAGGAGTGATTGGGCACTATGCGCGCTATTGGGGATTTGCTACGGAACACTGCTCTACCTGTTCATCAAATAAAGGAGCCAAACATGAAATTCAATGAACTCAGAAAGATCAACGTAACCGAGAAGGTCGAGAAGAAAAACGGCCTTTCTTACCTCTCTTGGGCCTGGGCTGTAGATACGTTGTTGCAACACGACCCTACGGCTACCTGGGAGTACAAGCCTCACCAAATGTGGAATGACACGGTGATGGTGTTCTGCGAGGTCAAAGCCTTTGGAGTATCCCGCACTGCACAACTTCCCGTCATGGATCACAGGAACAAAGCGATTTCTAACCCAGATGCGTTTGCAGTCAATACAGCTATGCAAAGGTGTCTAGCTAAAGCTATCTCGCTACACGGAATTGGCTTATACATCTACGCAGGAGAAGATTTGCCAGAAGAAGATAAGCCTTCCGTAGACGATCACATAAAAACGCTTTCAGAAGCCAAAACAGTAGACGAATTGAAAGCGGCATGGACTACAAGCTACAAAGAGTTCAAGAATGATCCGCAAGCTATCAATCAGTTAGACGCAGCTAAAGAACAACGAAAGAAAGAACTGACGGAGATTAAATGAGTCAGATTCTTGATGCCGCTAAACGATCAGGAGTGCTCATTTCTCACCGAGGTGAGTTCCTGAAGTCGGTAGAAAAGTTTGGCCGGTTGATGCTTAACAAGTCCAAACCGCTGACACCGACACAAAAGGCTTACTTGGCAGCAATCGATGAGTGGATGTCGCTTAACGATCTGGCAAACAAGTTCGGTTGCACACCACAAAACGCCTTGAAGATGATTCGCGCACTAGAGGATCGCAAGTTGGTAACAAAAGAAAAACTTTACAGGCAAGCCTGGGCTTACTACTACAAACGAAAATGAACCTGAACACATTTGAAGAAGGTCTACTGGACTCAATCCAGACCGAGCGTTGCAAGAAACTGCTTTGGTCTGTGATTCAACTAGCAGTTGATGACGCTTGCAAAGCACCCTATAAAACTAGACCAACAGACGAAACGATTACCGCACTTAGGTTTCTGTTCGGAGACCTCCACGAGTCAGGTCTCGACAATTATCTGATGTGGCTTGACGTTGACAGCAAAGAATTTAAGAGACGCATGGTCAATGCCATGTACTCAGAGCGTCACGATAAGTTCACTGACTTCGAGAGACGAGCCTTCCGAGCTAACTACAACTGGTATCTGAGAAATGAGATCAATACTGACAACTGAGACTGACCGCAGGAGGGTCATAGAGGCCATAGAAGCCACTGAACTAGGCTACATGGTGACTATCTCCAAACCTCCGCGCACAGCGGCTCAGAATCGGTTTTACTGGTCGATCCTGACAGCTTGTGCTGAACAGTTAATGGGCCAGCAATACACACAAGACATCTGGCACGAGTGGGCTAAGACGAGGTTTTTGCCTTCTCGTGTTGTTGAGCTTCCTGGAGGCCAAGTCAAAGAGATCGAGCCTTCGACTGCTTCGCTTACCGTGTCTGAGTTTTCTGATCTCGTAGAGCAGCTCCTTCAGTACGCAATCGAGAAGGGCTTAGTCTGGACAGACGAGATGAAAGACGCTGAACTTGACTTGAGGAAGATCAATGTACACCAACAAAAAGTTGCTTGAGGCTTGTAGGCATCTGCCTTGTGGAGCGTGTTTTTGTGAGGACGGGACTGTAGTCGCTGCTCATAGAAATCAAGGCAAAGGCATGGGCATCAAAGTTTCTGATGCTTTAGTAGCATCCCTATGCTTTCGTTGTCACTCATACTTAGACCAGGGAAAAGAAATGTCTCGTGAAGAACGGAGAGACTTCTGGAACCAAGCGTACATAAACACGATGCAGGCAATGATCGAACGAGGATTTCTAAAGGTGCAAAATGGAACAAAGAACTGAGGATTGGTACAAAGCAAGACTAGGCCACCTAACCGCTAGCAGAGCCTCAGACGCGCTTGCGAAACCTGGTACGGCTACACGCAGGAACTACCAGATCCAACTCGTTACAGAGCGTCTGACGGGCCTACAAAGCGATTCTTATACAAATACTTATATGCAATGGGGAACTGAACAAGAGCCCGTTGCCAGAGCAGCCTACGAAGTCCATACAGGCCATTTCGTCGAGCAGACAGGGTTTCATACCCACAAGTCAATAAAGTGGCTTGGAGCGTCTCCTGATGGGTTTGCAGGATCAGGACTGATCGAGATCAAGTGCCCTAACTCAAACACCCACGTCGATTACTTACTAGCAAAGGAGGTTCCCACTAAATACAAACCGCAAATGCTTACTCAAATGCTCGTAACAGGTAGGACTTGGTGCGACTTTGTTTCGTTCGACCCAAGACTTCCTGAACATCTTCAGCTATTCGTCGTTCGTTACGAGCCAAAACCGGAAGAGCTAACCAAGATCGAGGCTGATCTGGTTGCCTTTCTCAACGAAGTTAATCAAATGGAGTTAACGCTATGCCAAAAGAACTAACAGGATCAATCAGCAAGAACAAGAAAAAAGAGAAAGACGTACACCCAGACTACCGAGGTTCAGCAATGATAAACGGGGTTGAATACTGGATCTCAGGATGGGTTAACGAGGGTTCCGACGGGAAGTATCTGGGGCTAAAGTTCCAAGCAAAAGAGGAAGTAAGATCAACCAAAGTCGATGACGACGATTCAGTGCCATTTTGATATGTTAAGCGTACACCACCAAACCATGCTGAAAAAAGCGTTTGCAAAGCGTCCTGCAAACATTTCGGATGACTCTCCGGTCTTAGAGAGGATCATTCACATTATCAAGTCTGAGGCTCCGGAAGCATTCTGGAAGCCTACAGAGTTGGAAAAACGGAGGTTCTTTAATGCACCGAGGCCTGGGACTCCTCACGCTGATGCAGTCTATCCGTTCCCGAAAGGCCTTTTATGAGTTGGCAAGACTTGATAAAGGCTCAGACGAGGAAAGATCGTTTCCGACTCGTCGAGGAAATCTGGAGGGAACACGGCTGGATTCCGCCGTCAACCGAGTGCCAAGACACTATGGCAAAGCACAAAGCGTTTAAGGAGTGGTCGATCCGTGGAGTCGTGGATCAACCTTATCAAGAAAGTTAAGTCGTCTGATGTTGAGGAGATAGCGGCAGCGTACGAAAGTGCACTGCCGTTTGTCGTTCAAGACTGGGCGAAGATGATCCTGAAACTACCCAAAAGCAAACGACTTCCGATCATCGAGAAGATCGACAAAGTACACGGGGATAAGATCGGCCAGATGGTGCGAGACGAAGTTACCGCGCAACACCGCGGCTCTTCTCAAAACTCCTCATCCCAGCGATACCCAACATACCGCTCAAAATAACCCATAGAGCGTCGGTATCTAACATGGGAGGTGGCTTTACCTCCTGCGGGACAATCTGTTCTGCCTGCATCCAAGTCCACGCCCATACCAGTAGCGGGTAAGCAAGGAACTGATAGAACATCGCACCCGCCCCTACCCAACCGATAGCGGGTCGCCAGCCAGCAACAAACATATTCTGGTTAGCGGCTTCGACCTTGTTAACTTCCATCTGACCAAGGTCTATCGCCTGGTCAATACGCTTGGCCTCAAGCTCAAGTTCCATGCGTTCCTTATCGGATGTGTGCAGGTCTCCGATAACTTTTCCGACGCTATCAACGATGGAAGAGATTCCGAGCAGGTTCATAGCTTGAGCGTCCTGTTAATCCAACCCAACATGAACTTAATCTGGCTTCTGTCTCGCGTCACAATGTCACGATACCTAGCAATCTTTGCTAGCGCGTAATAAGCCACGAAGAGCTCAGGATTAGCTTGGTTGAGGGCTGATATGGTCTTAGGCCCGATCACGCCGTCTGGGGCCGTTTTAACGCATATCTGGGCAAGTTTGATGGACACAGGAACGCCAGCATTAACAGCAAAGTTAAAGATGGACGAGGCTATAACGTCATGCGTTAAATCGTCGCCTTTGATCTTGTCCCAAAAATTCACTTTGTAGAAGTCTCGGACTAACTGTGTCGGAGGTGTTTCCTGGTAGTCAATATGATTCCAGCCCTCCCACTTGGGGTGCATCTTGCGAGCAATACCCGCATAGGTCTGGCCGCCTCGGTCACCTTGTACTTCATGAAGGACGTAACCGCCCTCGTCCTCCATCATCTTGTCAAACGCTTGTTCAAAGTTAGCCAACGGCTTGACCTCTAAAGTATGCAGTCCCCTCAATAACCTCGACGAGCTCCGGAGGTAAGAGTAGACCATCTCTGAAACACAAGACGGCAAAGCCTGAGCACCAAGGAACAGGATTGTCCTCGATGTAAGAGAACTGACCGCCATCAGGATCGGCTAACATCCCCGTAGACACACCGTATCTACGTCCTCGGTAGTCACCCCATCCTTTGACCTCCAAGAGGTGGGTATGCCCTGAGACCGTAGAGATGCCTGCTTTTAGGGTGTTGTTGTAGCCTGAGTGGATTCCCGAATGTTGAAGTCTATGCTTAATCATGCAAATGTCATTAACCATGACTGACCAACTGACAGACCACTCCGGCAGATGATCCTTTAGAGTCGTGCCTTGGATGCCCTTGAACTCAGGAACAGATCCAGCTAATTTTTTATCAAAACGTATGTCGTGGTTGCCTGTGGTTCTATGCAAGAAAGTGCCTAGACCTTTACAAGCCTTGACGATCTGATCCATGTGCCACTGAACCGCTTCGAGTTCATCTCGTAGACTTGTGACTGGCTCCCAATCCATAGGGCCGTACTTGGAGATAGTTCCCCCGTCGAGAATATCTCCGTTTGCGATAATCGCTTTGGGTTTTAGGGTCTTGATGAGTTTTAAGAGGGCATTGAACCCCGCTGAGGGTTCACCAGGCATGAAGTGAGCGTCAGAAAATACGATCACATAACCTTCGGCCTCTAGCGTTGCTCGCCTACGATTCTCTGGTAAGGTAAAACGAGCGTCTTTTGTGGGTAGAAGGATGTTGTATTTCTTCTCGATTGCCCTTCGTCGCTCGTACACATTGCGAAGCGTAAGACCGATACGGTCTGAAATCTTCGTTGGGCTTCCTAGTTCTTTCCAGACTGCGATGAAATCTTCATCTTCTGACTTTTTTCTCACGCCAAGCTCCGCGCTCTATGCTCTGGATCATCTTTCGCGGAATCACCAAAGACTGAGCAATTGCGTCGTCAGTCAATGACTGACAAATTTTCACGCCCTGCTTGGTCTCTGCTAATAAAAAGCCTATAGAGACAACAAGCGGGACTTGAAACTCCCTGGCTTTCTCTGGGCTATCACCCCACCCAAGAGTGTCGTGGCAGGCATCTTCCCAAACTACTTTAACTATCGGAAGATTGTGCTTCATTCTTCTTATCTTTTATGGCATGGAACCATTTCCAGACAAGCCAGCCGGACTGTAACACAATGTAGAGCAAGGTAGCAATAGCAACCCATTCATTCAAAGTCAGACCACCTACTGTAACCGCTGTTGTGATAACGACAGGAGGAGCAGCCTTAGCTGCTTCTACGATTACGTCTGACTTTTGTTCAGGAGTCATGATTAGAATGGGCTAGAAGTTGAGACAAGAACCCCTGAGTTGGTAAGCGTCCAAGGCCCGCCACCGTTAGCAACACTATTATCTTTGATCGTAGAAGATTGGCAAGTAAGCATCTTGGTTGTTGCATCAACAGTCAAAGGTTGCGTAGGAACCGTGGCCGTTGAAAACGATGATCCAAGATTAAAACGTAAGTTACTAATATTCCCAGTCAAAAAAGTGGTTGTTGATGCTCTCCCGCCAATTGACGGAATCCTTGTGCCGCTAGAAATAGTTCCAGAAAGTCCGCTAGAAGATGCTGTTTGGCTTGAACCTACAAACAACCTAGTAGTGCCTGCCGATACGCGCGACACAGCAATGTATGTCCATGTAGCAAGCGATATGGAGGATGATGAAGTTATCGCTGTTGAGCTTGGCGAAGTTGGGTAATTATTGCGTATAAAAACAGGTCGGCCTGAAGAGTCGATATAAAACTTTATTGTCTGCGAACTGGAGCTTCCGCTTCCGTAACCAAAATCAAGAATAGCCGCCGTTGTTAATGGATACGAATCTAAATAAACAAAGCACTCAATACTAAACTGCTGAGATCCTATGGCAAAAGATGTTGAGATGGGATATTCAAAGTACGAAGAACCGTCAAAGTCATACGAATATTCACCATCAACAATACCGCCACCGACCGCCGGTATGGTTCTGCCAGCACCAAATGCAGACAAGATAGGCATTATGCGTACCGCGTTTGGCTTGCAAAGACCGTGAACGAACCGCTACCAGTCTTGATAAGCGTATAGGTATAAACGTCTACGCTATTGGCGTTTCCAGCACTAGGCGCAGAACCGCCTGACCACTTAGGCGTAACGCTACTACCGTCTACCGTTAGGGCTGAGTTGTAGTAAGCCGTACTGCCTTGCGTTACTAAATGAGTCACTGTCACGCTCTGGCCTGTAGCCATGATGCTGTTAAGCGTCACCGAGCTAGACCCACGAATGTTCAACGTCCAATTTGTAGGCCCGGCGTTACTGGTGTAGTACAGGATGGACTGCGTAGATACGTCAAAGTTAACCGTACCTGTGGCTGCTGTTGCTGCAATCGTTACCGTCTCTGCTGCGGCAGAAAGTTTTAACTGCATCGTTGTACCGCTAACACCAAGCGATAGCTGATTAGCAAACGATACGTTTTGAGAGGCGTCTATCGTAAGACCGTTAGTGCCGTTGGTCTGTAGCGTAAGGATGTTGGTGTTGTCAGCCGTAGAGACTATGCCTATGCCTGACGTGGCGTTGATGGTGTTAGCCATTTTGTGCTACCCAAGAAGTGGTTGCTTCATCCCATGCGTACATCTGACCGTCAGTCGGCATCGCTACCGGAGGTTCCCACTGAGCGTCTGCGTTAAGCGTCCAACTGGCAAAAGGCTGTGGTGGTACAAACGCATCAATGTCTGCTCTGTAGGTATACCCAATCCCTGCGTAATTCTTACGCATGTTGCCGTTGTAGCTTGTCTGCTTCCAAGTGCCGCCAAGAATCTTCTCAAGATGCGCTGCGCCGATATGCTCTTTCTCCACGCCGGAAGCATCAGAGGTGTCTTTGTTATTCACCACGACAACTTGTTGCACCACACCATTTTCATCAATACGGGCAAAGTGAGCCATTACGCCTCCAGCTTTAATCCAGTTAAGTCCATTTCTTCCCCGACAACACCGACTGGGAAGGTGTTAAACGATAGTGAGATTCTTGTGTCATCGCCTTTGACTTCAGGAACCATGTGCGTCAGTGACGATGGAAACAGAATCAGCTTTCCTGCTGTGGCTTCAAACCACCAAGACTCAGAGTTGTACGGGTTCCACTGCTCAGGTGGGAACTTTATCTGCTGCCAGCCATCACGGTAGAAATAAATCCTGTCATCAGCGTTAGTCTGGACGTAGAACACACCACTAATGTAGCTGTTTGGATGTGCGTGTTTGTGATGGTATTGCCCAGGCTCCGAGTAGTTACACCAACTTTGCGTGACTCGTAGGCTTACGTTGTGCTTGGGGTTGACTGTGTTCTTAAAGTAATCCGAGACGCTATCTTCTATAAATGAGCGCAGAGACGTTAGCGCAGGGTCGCGCAGCACAAAGTTGTTGGTAGACGTGGTGTTACCCATGTTGGGTCTTGTTGGTAGTTCACGGATGAAGAACAACTCCTCATCAGACAGAGGTCTACCAAGCTCTGCAAAGCCTACAGGGATGGGAAATAGATTATGCAACTGCACGTTCAAATTCCTCTTTGGCTATGCCCATCTCTTTCAGTTGTTCGTCGGTGTAGATCGTTGGGATGCTGTCCTCAAACTCTCTGATCTTGTCAATAACCCAATACACTTCTTCAATGCTTGGGCATGGCCGTGGATCATCCCACCGAGTAAAGACGTTGTTACTGATTTCCCACTTCGCACCTGGACGTAGAAGGTGCATTGCTGTGTCGATGCCTAGGAAGCGATATGTTTTTGTAGTCATGTTATTGATTGATTTTGATGATTACGATACCGGAGCCGCCTGCGCCGCCAGAAGATGGAGGAGACCCAGACCCACCGCCGCCACCTCCAGTATTAGCTGTGCCAGCCGTACCGTTTGTCGTTGCACTTGCGTTACCACCACCCCCTGACCCACCAGTTCCGGCAGTGTTAGGAGCACCATCTCCACCTCCGCCACCCCCACCTGCATAAGTTACAGACGAGCCAGTAATTGATGATGCTGTTCCTGCACCACCGTTTCCGCCAGTCGATGCGTCAGCAGTTGCGCCAGTTGCAGATGCTCCGCCACCACCTCCGGCGTTTCGATCTCCAATGCCTGTTGATGATGATCCAGATCCGCCATTGCTACCTTGTGAAGGAGATGTATTTGGCGTATTTCCATTGCCTCCAGCTTTTGGAGC